TGTGCCTTATTTACTGCCTCATCATAAGCGTTCTTTAACGCTGTAGTAAATGCTTCCGTAATCTGGTCTAATGTGGATTGATTACTATGTTCGTGTGCCTTATTTACCGCCTCATCATAGGCGTTCTTTAATGCGGTTGTAAACGCCTCTGTAATTAAATCAAGCGTATCTTTATTGTTGTGTTCGTGGGCTAAACCAACTGCTGTATCTGTGTCAATTTTATTATACTTATACCACTCATCTAAACTCTTATGTAATTGCCGTATATACCGCTCCATATCCTCTTTTTTACTTACATCTGGAGGCAACGGCAATATCAATACAGGCGGTAGTGTTTTATCTGCCATTTTATCTTAACCCCACATCGTTATAATAAATAAGAGACCCCATATACTGAAAGAAATCGTTGCTTGTAATCTTTATCTGTAATGACTTCCCGGTACAATCAATATAATGGTTAAGTATAATAAATTCATCATCCGTATCGTTTCCAATAGTAAATGTGTCTTCGCAAACAAAATTTTTCTCGTTTCCAGCCCTGACAGAGATTGTTACTTCCCGTTCTAATCCTTCGTTCTTAAAATAATGTTGTAAAAGTAAAAATCGCTTCATAACATTGGCGTTTTTACACTCTATTTTTCTTGTTATAAATACCCCTTCAAAATCTGTTCCTTTATCTTGTAAAGAAGCAAATAATTTATATGTATTCCCAGCATTATCTCCAATAACCTGTATCCGCTCACCAATTGCGTAGTTTATACTTCTCCATTGTAAATCTGGGTCTATTGTTTCCCATAGAACTTCAGGCATAGCAATATAAGTATCCCACGTCTCAACACTTTCAAGAGTATATCCTCCTATCGCTAAAACGGTGCCCCCTATATCAAACTTAAACCAAACACCAGTAGATACATCCAATATAAGCATTTTATTGCAAACGTCTACATCACCTTCTGGTATAAGCCAGACAATCTTGTTAAGCGTTTCTAATGTAAGTCCATATATCAATCCAAAGTTTTCATCTTTTATATTGGATAACGTATCCTGTATACCCGCTGATATATCTTTTGCCCCAATCCCATCAAAAGCATAAATCCTTTTATTTGCTCCAAAGAAATAAACAAAATTGTTTGATACCCTAATACTATCGGGAGCATAACACCCAATACCTTCTACACGTTTTATGATATTAAACACATAATTACCACCAACATAGTGTAAAATATAGATAGATGACTTTTTGAAAATAACAAGGTAATCCGTTGTTTTTCCAAACCCCATAATCTCTTCTGTATCACCAACAACGGCTTCACCGCTATCCCCTGTTGTCCAGTTGTTAATCTCACCAATAGAGGACCATGCAATTTTATGCGGATTGTATTCCAAGCGCCCGGCAATAAGATAATTCTTAAAATTGGTAATAAACTTTGCAATTGGAGGACTTCCGCCTAATTGCTGGATGTCGCCTGTTCCATCCCAATAAAAAATCTCATCTACACCATTTGTAAAAATAAAATAATTGCCGTATTGTGTGAAACTCCAATAATCCTTATCTTCCCCTGTAAAGGTTGCTGTGCCAGTTATATCTTTCCAAGTATCTGTATTCCAGTAGTAAATTTTACTTTTCGTCCCTGCAATAAAAAATCTTTGCCCTGTGGTCTGCTGAAAAGAGGAAAGCATATTTATATATTCATTGTCTGGAATAGTATCAAACGCTGACATACGCCCCTTGATTTTTCGCAGATACCCGTTTTCAAAAACCACATTTACCGTCGGGTCTCCTGGAGTATAAATATCACTTAATAAAATAGTGGGGATGTTTTCCTTTATTCCGCCTACCCCTGGGTTTACAACCGCACATAATTTATTCATCCTATTTTCCTTATAAAAACTTGTGTATAAATTTCCGCAACACCAAAACTACACGGCTGACCAAGGCCCTTTGAATTTGAAGAAGAACATCTATGTCTGATTTCAAAAACCTTACTACCCGCAATAGTAATAACCCCTTCTATAAAAGAACGTGTTTGTCCATAATCATATTTATCTGAATCTTCGGAACTTCCAATAAGTTCCGTAATGCTATCTGACACGTTATATAAAATCGCCTTATGGTAATTAACTCTAAAGGCGGGAGCAGATGCTTTGACATAATACACACCTGCTGGTAATGTTATTCTATTACTATTCAAACTTGCCCCATCTATGCCATTATAAACAACAGTGTTAATGTCCCTTGTTACCCAAGAACCTGACGTAAAATTTCCGCCACTAGTTCCAGAAGATTTCTGGTCAACCACAATAAGAATATTATCAATAATGTCTTCGACTACAGTTCCTGCCACCTCTTCTGCCACCTCTTCTGCTTTGCTCTCCACAAAACTTTTATTTGCTACTTCATAATCACTACTTGGGTCGCTTTCTGGTGTTTTAGGAAACTTATTAAAAGTTTTTACACCATAAATTGTCTGGTCTGTATCATCAATCAACTCCACAGGGTCTCCTGTTTCTTTTAAAGCATATAACTTACCGCTTTTATCGTAAATCATAGTGCCAGCCGTTGGATTGGATGGATGGGCTGTTTTAGATATAAATTCCACCTGATTATGTTTACCAATATCGCTGTCCCCTGTTTCATCCTCTTTAAAGTTATGGTCAATGGCAAGTCGTTCTCGTATTGCTTCTTTAAGCGACCTTATTCTTCTTGCCCCAAGTCCTATTACTTCGCTATTCGCTGGTATTGCCTCATTCCATTCTTCATTAAACGCCATTTTTACCTCCCCTTTATTACATTACACATCTCTGTAAACTACTTTGCTATAATTATTTGGTAAATTATCAAGAAGCATTTTTAGTTCTTCCTGAAACCTTTTTGTATGTATATTTGCTTTTTCTGGAGTTTCAAGGTTTTTCCACACAGCCGCACACACCCCTTCTATCACACATTCCGTAAAGGTATCTGGCAGTAGAATAGTGGCTCCCGAGGGATGTATATAAGAGTAATATATAGTAAATATATAATTATCGTCAGGGATGGGATACATATAAAGTTTATTACTGCTAAACAAAAAATAGTTAGTCGGTTGTCCAGTAGGGTTATTTTGTAAAAGACGTAATATGTCTTTCAAGCAAGGTATTGGTTCGCAGGTATATCCATCACTATCAGCCAGTTCAATTATTCTTTTTAGTCCAGTTATTTCAAAATCACCTTCTATATCATATTCTTTTTTACCAGGGGTTATGGTAATGTTTTTTTTATCAACAAGAAAATCCCCTACTTGTGTAATGTCATTAAGAACAGCGTTAAGTTCTGTATCAATATTTCTTATATCACCTCTGCCAGTTCTTTTGATAACCCCTTCCAAAATTTCTGTTGTAGTCATTTTTCACTCCTTTTATGTTTATTGCGTTGATGAGAAATAACCCCTATTCTTGATGTTGAAGTAAAAGAACACTCTGGGCACTTAAATATATTCTTTTTTTGCTGTGTTGGTTCTTTTGGAGTGGCTTTTTTCTCATCCTTGAGAATTTTATTAAAAACATCTGGTATTTCAACCCTTATAGTTGGTATAGTTCTGGACGCAATAAACAATCCCTTTCTTTCTGGAGCAAGTAAGAATTTAATCACATCATCATCGTCAACATCGCATTCTGGAGTAAATACATATTGTTTGTTTCCGTAGATAACTATTTTTTGTGGTTTTGAACCCGTATATCTTAATCTCATAGTTTCCCCCTTATTTTTCTTTAATTTGTTAAATTGATAACAAGCATTAAATATAGTATCGTATGCTTTTGCTACATCTTTAATGTTGTGATATTTCTCCGCAAATTTTCTCCCGTTTATTTTTAATTTTTCGTATAACTCCCTATCTTCTTTAAGCCGTTTAATACACCGCTCTATACTTTCTGTAGTTCTCTCACAAAATAAAACATTAACACCATCTTCTAACATCTCCCCGTGAAACCCCGCTAATTTAGTTGTAATAACTGGTATGCCACAGGCAAGTGCTTCCATAATTGTGTTAGAACACCCTTCGCCTTTAGTGGGGTGAAGTAATACGGATATTTTGCTGTAAAAATCAGAAACCATTTGTTTATGTGGTATCTGACCCTTGCCGTATAATGCTGTTTTAAGTGGGGTATTAAGTTTTTCACATACCAGCTTTACGAGGTCGTAGCCCTTATAATCTCTATAAAATTGGGAACTGATATTTGCACAAAATCCAACCGTAAAAACATCTGGCGGTTCTTTTAATATATTCCACCCTGTAAGGTCCAGCCCATTTGGAACAAGGAATGTATTGGGATTAACCCGCTTACTTATATTATAAAGTTTTTTATTAGTCGCAATAACAGCAAAGACCTGTCGAAGTTCATTATCAAATACCGTTTTAGTGTTATTTTCAAAGGAATAATTCCCACCTAACCGACAAACCGTTTTCCCTTTCTCCATAATATACCTCATAAGAGTGATTTGCTGTGAGAGAATAACATCATAACCAGTATCTCTTATTATTTCCCTGTTAGAAATCGTAGTATCAACTGGATAATTTAAATTTTCCTCTAAAACCTGTCCTGAAAACCACCAAGACCAGTTTTTAGTAAAAACAATGTGTAATACTCTCATAATCTTAACGCTCTAAAACTATCCAAATGTAAAATAACCCTTTTCTTATCACTTACATTTTTCAGATATGATGTTGTTGGCACATAAATTACATCAGCCACATCTACTTCGTTAAAAATATGTGTATATTCAGGCAGTTCCTTGCTGTGTGTTTCTGTAATTATCTTAAACGCCCATTCCTCATTACCGCATAACCAACCTATTTTCATTTTCTCCTTTTTAGTTCTTTCATAGTAGGGCGGGATTGATAAGTAATCTCACCCGCCCCGACATCGTTAGGAGGTAGCAGAAGGATAAGTTTCTGCCGCATAGGTATCCAACGCTATACAGGCATAGTCCTTATTATTGAATTTGGCTTTTGCTACGCCAATAATAGAACCCACCTGCACACCTATGCTGTCATAATCCGTTACCCTCTCTTTCCAGTAGACCTTCTTTCCAAACCCCCACAGAACTGCCTGCGCACCAAGAAGCAATGCTCTTGCCCCTGGTATGTCTCCTCCAGCACCCCAATTTGTGTAAAGAGGTATCTTGTCGTATTCAAAAATGATAGCAGAACCCCAGACACCTGCCGCATCGTTGAATATGGGGTTATCCTCACCCCTTATATTCGCTTCTCTCTGTGCCTGCAACCAAGCACTTTCGCTTCGGAGAGACGCTATCTGATAGGAATGAGCGAGGATAATATATCTATCCTTGCCATTTACTTTGATAGGTCTTATCCTCGGTGTGCTGGTCTTTGCAACTCTACAGGCCGCCTCAATCAACGCTGTGCTGAATACATCGGAACTATCTATTTCTGTGTCCGATGTTGCATCTCCACCATACAATGTTTTTGTCGGTGAGGCCACGAGAGCGTCCACCGTCATCTGGTCTATTTTGTTAGCGAGCCAGTCAGACAACAACACTTTTGCGGCGTTTCGCAGATTATAAGGGGACTTCTTACCTTGTAAAACCTCATCCCAAAGAATAGCATTCCTAACCCTGTCCAGTGTTACGGACTGGGAATAAAAAGAAATCGCTTCTTCGTTCCCCTCCATTGTAGAAGTCCCACTAACACCGCTTCCGCTTAACTGATATGCTAATCCAAAAGTTATAGTATTCCCTGGCTCTTTTGTAAGGTCAGTGTTGATATGAACGATGTTAGCAAAAGAGTTAGCGGAAGTTGTGTCTCCAGTGGGCACTTCCTCACCAGCGAACTTATTAAAAAATATTTTCCCTGCTGCCTCTACCCATAACCTACGCTCCCAAATCTGGGGCACAAGACCTGCGGGAATAGTTGTTGAAGCCATTTTAATCCTCCTTGTTTACTGCGTTATTTTTTCTAAAACTTCTCTGATCAATTCTGGATGTTCTTGTTCTAACTGGGCAAACTCTTTATCAGACATTGATAACAGTTTTTCTGGTGAAAGTTTTGCTACAGAACTACCACCACCGCCACCACCCATTATTTTTGGTGTTGGCTTTTTGTTCTGTATCTGTTCGCCCTGTTTCAACACCTGAAGCCGAGTAGCCATTTGATATACTTCCTCTGCGGGGTCTTGCGATTTTAAGAGTTCCTGCTGAATTAAGTAGGCTTCCGCTGGTGAGAGTTCTTTAAGAAAACTTTCAACCCTCTGTTGATAATCTGGATACTTCTTTTCCGCCCGTTTTCTACTCTCCTCAAATAAACTCTGTATCCGCTGTAGTTCAATCTGCTGGAATTTTTCTTCTACCGCTTGATTGAACGCCTTTTCCTTGTTCTGGAGATATTCTTCAATTTTCTGGGTAAGAAGTTTTACTCTCTTTACCTCTATAAAGTCATCATCCGGTATGTCTCTTAAAACATCAGAAAACGGGCTTGTTGATTTTTCTTCAGTTTTCTCTGTGTGTCTCGCCTCCTGCCGTAATTCAATCAGGTCTCTCGCCTTCTGCCGTAATTCAATCAGGTCTCTCAATCGCCCCTCGCTTTCTCTCCGCAACCGCTCGTTCTCTTGCTGTATTATTTCTAATTGCTGTTTTATCTTCGCAAGTTCATCCTGCGTTTGCGGGGTTGTCTCGCCTTTATCATCACCAGGCGGTGGTGCAACATCTTCATCACCAGCAGGGGGTGTCTGGTCAGAAGATGTATCTTCAATCTCTATCTCCCCTTTTTCCTCCAATTCTTTCATCTGCTCTTCCGTCAATTTCGCAACATCATCATCTGTCAGTTCTTCTATTCTTTTTACCGCCATATCTCCTCCTTTTTCTCCTGCTGTTTTTTCGGACCGCAGGGTAGTCCGCTATCTTCTGTTTTTAATAAGGGAAAACAGAGAAACCCAACTTATACAACAGGCGGTGCTACTGAACCACCCATTTCTGTCGTTGTTTTTATGTATTGCAGTATTTCTTCTTGATACGGCACATCACTTGCCTTGATGAGAATATTAGGCGGAATTGGTATCCCCGCCCTTATTAACTCTGTCAATTTATAAAAGTTAAAAATACGCTGTGTTGGGCTACTGGGCTGTGTAGCGACAACTACATCAAACTTTTTCACCTGATTATTATTTAAGATATTTTTAACCGCTTGTAATTTCCTATTTTGCTCCTCTTGAGTGTCCCCTAAATCAATTATATTTAATATCTCCTGTTCACTATATAATCCACTTTTTGTAATAAGTCCTATCAATGCCTTTCCCAAAATCTTTTTTGTTTGAATAAAATTTCTTACAACCCCTTCAATAGTAATCATCCCCTGCTGTTGTCTCATCTGGATAACAATGCCTGGCTCTCCCCTCTCCGCCCGATACCCAAGCAGGTCGGGGTTAATTCCTGTGTTTTCTTTAATGTCCATACTGGCTTTTTCCTCTAATAAAAGATGTGCTTGTGAGGGCGGTTTGGGGATGATTGGCTCTGGCTTAATTGCATCATACTCTATTACAACGCCGGGTGTTGAGCCAAACAATTCTAATTGTCTTTTATTCGCTCCGCCCATCTTTGGGTTGAACCATCCGGTATGGGACATTGTGTTGATGATGTGTAGTTGCTGACTTCTTCGTTTATTTATCTCTCTCTGAAGGTCTTTAATTTGATCTATAATTCCAAGTGTATTATCCTCCGCAACCTCATCATCTCTGTCAAGGCGGTATGGATAATAGGGGATAATGGGGAAGGAATTAAATTCCCCAAGTGGTTTTGATACATCTTGTAATATGACATCATTAACAACAGTTGCTAAATTAAGAACGTTCCGTCTACGCTCTAAAACCTGTATATCTCCCAATACTCCACCATTCCCCGTCTGTGATAATCTCGCTATAAAATCAGATACTTCTTCCCTTGTTCTAAACTGCATTAACCCTATCCCAGTGATAACATAAAAAACGGGTTCAGTTGTTTTATACCAGTATTCCTCAACAAGAACCTGACTGCTATTCAACCCTCCCAATAATCCACGACTTTCTTCATATTTCTTTCTCTCGCCAACACTGAACGATATTTTTGATATATCTTTAATTTGTGACACATTTATTTCATCCACCTTATCGGGGAATTCCTGTTTTACCCAATCCACTGTCCGCCAACACACTTTACATATAAATTCACAATCGGATAGGTCATATTTTTCGCTTCTTGGGTCTGGATATATTCTCAACGGATTAAACCGCTCCAGAACTAAATCCCCATTAATTGGGTCATCTGTATAATCAACTCGTCCAGACAAAAAACCCCTCCCTGTTTTAATGCCATCAAGGAAAACTTTAACAACCTCATCTTCTCCATCACTTGTGTCTATAACATGTTTGATACACTCTGTTAAAACCTCTGCTTCGTCTTTTGTTGCCCCTTTTCTGTTGATGACAGATATATCTTGTGAGTTTTGAATAATATAGCCGTGTAAAAAATTGATTAACGGGAATATTTTATTGATTGTCAGTGCTGGTCTTTTCTCTCTGTTTAATTTTGCTATATCAGAAGCATCCCATTGTTTCCCAATATAAAACCGTAAATTCTCTTTTGCTTTAATTCTCCACTCGTGATCTGCTTCCTGTGACGCTTTGAACCACTCTTGAAAATCTATAATAGTTTTCGCCATATTATATTTTTACTCCTTTTGCTTTTGGGACCATTCCGTTCTCAACCGCATATAATAATCTCAACGCCTTCTTTGCGCTCTCAACAGATTTACACTTTTGCTTTACAATCCACTTTCCATTTTTTTTATGGTATATGACGTTTTCAATCCGTTTATAAGGCATATTTCCCCTTTTTATACAGCCCATATACTGGTTTCTGTCTCTTCCTCGTAATCCTCATAACCTCCCATTTTTCTCTCTTCTTCAACAAATTGAAGTCCCCATTGACCATAAACAAAGCAATCCCCCCTGTCAGGAGAATATCCTAACCTCTTTTTTACAACATCTTTTGGCTCAAGTTTTATCCCGCCACCAGACGTGATTGTTTTCGGGTCGTATCTAATACTTGATAGTTGTTTTCTTGTCTCTGCGTCAAAAATATAGGGTATCTTTCTATCTCTTATCAGTTGCGCTGTGTAGAAATACATTTCTGCTCTCTTGTTATAGAATTGCGAATTACTTGCTTTCTCACTTGAATTGATTGCGATTACTTTCTTATTAAGTTCTACTAATCTATCAGCCACACCTTTGCCCAGTCCAATTACATCAATCGCAAAATTATTACACTTATACTTTTCTGCAAATAACATAGCGTGTCCTACAATTTTCATTGTATCTTTTTCGTGAAGTATTAAAATATCTTTTAATTCTCCGTTTGCGATATACATCAAGGGACACTCGTCCCCTCCGCCAGAGGGGTCTATTGCGATAATTTTCTTTGTATGTTGGTGTATAAAATTAACACCCTTCAAACTCTCTAAATCGGCTGGGGATAACAACAAAAACTGGGTATTGTTGACTCCCCAAATATTCGCAACATATCTATCAAAAATGGCGGGATTATCACTTTGAAGTTTAGTTAAGTCGTTTAAAAAAAGTTCTGGCAGGTTATCAGCGTTTTCTATGGTAGTCATCTCAAACAAGGCATAATCTTTGTTATTTGTCTCTTTATATCGTTTATATAGCCAGTGCGTTGTATCTGTGGCGTTTGCGGTTAATATTCCTTGCTGGAATGTTCCCCGCCTTAACCTTCCCCGCAAAAAATCAAAAATATTCTCATCTTCTATTTCATCCGCTTGCTCTAAAAAGAAAAACCCTAGATTTATATTCTGCAATGCATTGAATTCATCTGCGTGTCTAAATAGAATTTTACTACCCGTTGCTGGTATCTCTATTTCTTTGTGCTGTTCTTTGATCTTTAATTGTGTGTATTTTTGAAAATCTTGAATAGTGCTATCTCTTAAGTCAGTATATTCCTTTCTCGCAATCAACCCTAAATTTCCTGGATACTTTTTACAAAGTTGTAAGCATTTCAAAATTGCAAAGAGTGTTTTTCCCGTTCCCCATCCCCCAACGAAGGCAGGATATCGGGCTGTTGACTTTAAAAAATCCATCTGTGCCCTTTTCGCAACTATCTCCCATTTTTGTTTTTCTGTGTCCATTTTACTTCTCTTTAACGATAATATTAATCCCGCCGGATGGTATTACAATATCTTGTCTATCTGCCCAGCCAAAATTATTTTTAAGAGAAAAAATTACGCCCGTAACACAACTTCCAGACACTAACTTCTCTTCTAGGTATTGCTCAATTCTTGCTTTCGCTTTTTTTAATGTGTCAGCAAAATTTTCCCTCTTACAATACACATTTAATTGTTCTCTTGATAACCCAAGAGCAAACGCCAGTCCCGATACCGTAAATGGTTTTTTATTTTTCTCACAATAATCAAAATAATTATCTATTTTTTTCTGCATATCCTCTATAGTTTCATACTTTCTTTTTCCCACTTTTCTATCATCCCCCTTTTATTATATACTTTCCCCCTTCTTTCCTTTCTTTTTTTTTAATTGCTATATATACAGACGAATGAGAGACATTATTGAGAATATAAAAATAATAAATTTAGAAACATACTTAAATAAACAAATACTACTTGACAAAAATATACAATAATGTAAAAATGTAAATGCAAAAAGGAGGGAAAATGTTTACAAAAACGGAGATGATGTTAATCAGAATGACGCTTGTAAAAGCAATATCAAAGAAGAAACTATAAATACTTAATATATTTATTCTTAAAGTTTTCTCTTCTTATGTAATCCAAAAAAGCGTTTCGTAAACATATATCAATATACCCTTCCCAACCACATTTTTTTCGCAATCGTTTGTTTAATTGCTCTGCAATAACAACATATCCAATACTTTCTAATTCCGATGGGTCGTAAAATGACTTGCTGTATTGATTGACTGTTCGTTTAAGGACAGTAAATGCAATTTCTATTCTTTCTTTCTGTTTTATCCCGGCCATAGAGACCTTTTTTTGGGTCTCCATCGATAATTTCATTGCACCTCCTTTAAGTCAATTATTGTTGGCTCTTTCTCTCTCTCTCGCCAGATAACAATCCACCTGTCAACACAGTCGGGGAAGGGATATTTCTTAAATTCCTGTATCGCCTTTTTAATATCAATCCCTGTTTTCTTTTTACCACCCTTGACTTGAATAAAAATGATTTTTTCTTTGCTAATCGCTAAAATATCAGAAGCAAATAAATCTTTTTTTATGAAAATCAATTTATTCTTTGTGAAAATTCTTTGCGACTTTTCCAAGTATTCACACTTAAAACCTAGCTTCTCTAATAAATCTTTTGTCTTTTTCTTGTAATAGTCCCCTTTATTCATTTTGGTGTCTTTTTGGCGTCTTTGTGGCGTCTTCCTGTCGGCTTTGGCGTCTTGTTATATTTTTCCTTCACCGCCAAAATACTTTCCCCCCAGTCGTAAAATTTCTTTAACAAGGGTAATAACTTTTCTCTCGCTTCTATCTCATCGTCTTCTCCCTGAAAGAAAACCTCAAAGCCAAGAAAGATGGGACACCTATCCCTGTTGCACTTTTTTTCACATTTCTTTTTCATTTTTCCTCCTTTCTTTTTTCTCTATTTTCGAAATCAAACTCCTCATCTAACTGTCTCTTTTATCCCTATAAATTTTTTCAATTCCTCTTCAGACACAACCCCGATTACACCTTGTCTATTAAGAGGTTCTGTCCGTATATTTTCATAGACGATGATAGGGTCTTTGATGATATGAATTTTCCCTTTTTCAAACACTACACCTAAACAGAACGCTGATATCAACCACACGACTTCTGCCAATACTTTAATACCCGCAATCAAGTTATCTTGTTTTGTGATTTTAAGCATCACCTCTCCTCCTTTCCCATCCACTCACGAATGGGCCTTGTTTTTCTTTTTTTTATCTTGAATGGTAAATCTAATCTTAAATGACATCTTTGGCATAAAACAATTAAATTGAGTGGAGAATTGTTTTTCTTCTCCCCATCTATATGGTGGACGGTTAACACCACCTTGCTTCCTGTTTTCCAATGCGGTTCTTTGTTTCCCGCACCACATAATTCACACCTATTCTCTGCTCTATTCTTAATTAAATCTTTAGAAATTGTTTTCCAGTATGGATGATATTCTTTATAATTAATTGGCATTTTATCCTCCCCCCATCCACGCAGGGATGGGTATGTTAAGTTTCCTGAATAACTCTTTTCTTTTTTCTTTTTGGTCAGGACTTAATCTTTGCCAATCCTCTTTTGCTTTCTGTATATCCATTTCTTTTTCTTTTTTCCATATAGTCATATAGTCATATCTCCCTATGGACATATTACCATATAGTCCTTTCCTTGTCAAGTAAAGTTCCTCTCTAACACAAATCGTTGACGGATGGACGGGTAAAGAAGGGACGGGGACGGTGGACGGGAATAACGGGGAATGTTTATACTGCTCGTTCGTTCCTCACTCGCTACGGGAAAGACACCTGACGGGAAAAGATGACGGGCAAGACAGACGGCAACGGGTTATTTGACGGGC